CCAATGTACAGGCATTTGCCCAGGAACACGGAATTGACCATAGCTATGCTTATCTTAAATTGCCATTCGAATTGTCAGTTGATAATACTGACAATGTTTCTAGAGATGCATACATACGCAAGCAAAGACAACTAAGAGGTATAAATTGAAAATAGCAATTACAGGACACACTGCTGGAATTGGACAAGCTCTTGCCAAGGAATACATACTTGACGGTCACGAAATTGTAGGATTAAGCAAACGTAACGGTAATAATATACGCAACATACCTAAAATTTGTGATCAAATTGACCCTTGTGATATGTTTGTTAACAATGCTCAGGCTGGATATGCACAGACTGAACTATTATTTGAAATGGCTGAACGATGGCAAGGAACAAAAAAACATATCATTGTAATTAGCACTATGATGACTCAAGATCCAGTATCTGTTCTTTCTGGATTAGATATGGACCATTATCGTGTGCAAAAAATTGCATTAGAAGAAGCAGTTTGTCAGATACGTAATCGTAGACTTGGAGTAAAAATTACCATAGTTCGTCCTGGCAATATAGCCACTAGCCTAGATAAAACTGTTCCGCCCGCTGCAGATGTTAATAACTGGGCACGGACGCTATTAAATTTGTTTGACATGGCTAAAAATAATAATTTATCAATCCCAGACATATCATTAGGACCAGCAAATAAATGACACCTAAAGATGTGTTAACAAATCAACATTTCTGTCCCATGCCGTGGACAGGACTAATGTATAACCTTGATGGAAAAGTTAAAAATTGTATTCGCAGTGATGAGAAAACTGGCCTACTAGGCAACATCAAAGACACTCCCATTGAAAAAATATTACTTGGACCTAAAAATGTAACCAAACAAACAAATATCACAGATAATGCTCCGGCTGCCGGGTGTCATACTTGTTATGAGTTAGAGCATGGTAAAAAAGGATTTGACATTATCAGTGATAGAATTTTTTATATACGAGAATTTAAAAAAACGCCACTTGATACATATCGAGTTAATAACTTTGATCTTCAAACCATTGATGTACGCTGGACTAACTTATGCAATCTTGCTTGTGTATATTGCAGCCCTGAGTTTAGTAGCAAATGGGCCAATGAATTAAATATTAAAATAGAAACTCCATCTGAAAAACAACAAGCTGACTTTCAACAATATATTTACAAAAATGCAAAACAATTAAAACATGTTTATCTAGCAGGCGGTGAGCCTTTGCTAATGAAAGAAAATTTAGAATTACTTCAAAAATTAAACCCAGAAGTTAATTTACGGATAAACACTAATCTTAGTAAAGTTGATAATGGTGTGTTTGATGCTGTTTGTGGTTTTAAAAATGTTCATTGGACAGTAAGCGTAGAAACCGTAGAAGAAGAATTTGAATATATTCGATTTGGTGGTCGGTGGGTTGATTTTTTGGATAATTTAAACACAATCAGAAAATTAAACCACAAGATAAGTTTTAATATGTTATGGTTTTTACTAAATTATGATACAGTATTTGGATGTGTAGATTATCTTAAAGGATTAGGATTTCATAATAACAGTTTTGTAATTGGGGCGTTGCTGACCCCAGATTACCTAAACATTAGACATTTACCAAAAAATGTGTTAAAATCGTTAAAGACAAGATTAACATCAAAAATCAATGAGCAACCTGGATATCTACTTGAAGATAGTTACAAAAACATGTTACACTATATAGAGCAACCAATTACACAAAACTTGCTAGGATCTTTTGAAAAATTAGCCGCAATGGATCAGAGACGTGGAGTAGATAGTAGTAAGATTTTTACAGAATTATACAAACTTAAAGAAGGAAATTAATCATGGCAAAACCATTTGACGTATCAAAATTCCGCAAGGATATTACCAAGAGCATTGATGGACTCAGTATTGGATTTAATGATCCTACAGATTGGATCAGTACAGGTAATTTTGCCTTAAACTATTTGATCTCGGGTGACTTCAATAAAGGTATTCCACTGGGAAAAGTTACAGTATTTGCTGGCGAGTCCGGAGCAGGTAAAAGTTACTTCTGTAGTGGCAACATTATTAAAAATGCACAAGAACAAGGCATCTTTGTTATCTTGATTGATAGCGAAAACGCACTTGATGAAGATTGGCTTAAAGCACTTGGCGTTGATACCAGCGATAGCAAGTTACTCAAACTGAGTATGGCCATGATCGATGACGTTGCCAAAACAATCTCAACATTTATGAGTGACTATAAAGCACTTCCAGATGGTGAACGGCCAAAGGTGTTGTTTGTTATTGACAGTTTAGGTATGTTGTTGACACCGACTGACGTAAATCAGTTTGATGCAGGTGAAATGAAAGGTGATTTGGGCCGCAAACCTAAAGCACTTACAGCATTAGTTCGTAATTGTGTAAATATGTTTGGTAGTTACAACGTGGGTCTGGTATGCACAAACCATACTTACGCTAGTCAAGACATGTTTGATCCAGATGACAAAATTTCAGGCGGTCAAGGCTTCATCTATGCGTCGAGTATTGTTGTAGCCATGAAGAAGATGAAACTCAAGGAAGACGAAGATGGCAACAAGATCACTGATGTCATGGGCATCCGAGCCGGCTGTAAAGTAATGAAAACACGTTATGCAAAACCGTTTGAAGGCGTACAGGTCAAAATTCCTTATGAAACAGGCATGAATCCTTACTCGGGCATGGTAGACATGGCTGAGAAACGTGGCCTACTCAAGAAAGAAGGCAACAGTCTAGCGTTTATTACCAGCGATGGCGAAGTAATCAAACAGTTCCGTAAAAAGTGGGAAGCCAACGAAGCAGGTTGCTTAGACAAACTTATGACTGATTTTAATAATCAAAAAACAGTAAGTACTGAAGACACAGCCACGGAGGAATAATAATGAGTGTAGAATTAAGCAAAGAAATCTGGGACGAGCTCAAACGTTATGTTAATCCACAAGATCGTGATGAAGCCGCAGAAACACTAGTGTCAGTTCTTATTGATAACGATGTTGACGCCGCTGATATCAAAAGTGTTTTTAAAAGTGATTTAGGAGTTAAATCTGCTTTGGCAAGTTACCTTAAAGATCATGAAGATGAAGTTGACGAAGATGACAATGATGATGATGATGAGTACTACAAGGATGACAACTATTAATGTCATTTGACCCGTTAACTAATTTTTATTGTAGTCAAAAGTTTACTTGGCTGTCGATTGATTTAGAAAAACAATCATTATACTCGTGCTGTGCAGCAACTCCTGAAAAAATTAATATTAACTGGTTAAAACAAAATCCTGGGCAACTATTCAATACCCCAGCATTACATCAAGATCGTGTTGACATGTTAGCAAATAAACCAGTGTCGAGTTGTTATGATAATTGTTGGAAAGTAGAAAGCAACGGGTTGACTAGTCGGCGCACAATGATGAAAAGTTATAATCCAATACCAAGTAACGTTGACGAATTAACTCCAACACATCTAAATATTAATTTAGGGTCAACGTGCAATTTAACTTGCTCATACTGTTGTAAACAATACAGTTCGGCCTGGTATAGAGATTTAAAAGAAAATGGTAGTTATTTCGATAATAAAGATCGTTTTCAATTGTTGCCAATTGATCATCTTATATCTAAACTAAGCCACCGTGAATATTTTGAATCTCCTGTAGTCAAAATAATAAACAAAGAAATAGCTCGTCTAGGGCCAGTAGAAGAGGTATACATTTCTGGTGGCGAGCCATTTTTATATAATGAGTTTCCAGAGTTACTAAACAGTTTTGATTTTACTACTCGTATTAATTTTCATACTGGCCTTGGAGTTGATACTAACCGTTTAAAAAAACAAATCAATCAAATTAAACAAAGAGACAATTTACAAATATATGTTAGTGCCGAAACTTGTGGTAAACTATACGAATTTAACAGGTATGGCAATAGTTACAAGATTTTTTTAACCAATTTAAAATTGCTTAAAGACGCTGGGTTTGCTATTAAATTTAATTCAGTAATAAGCAATCTAACTGTGTTAGGCCTTGTTAATTTTGTTAATACGTTTAGTGATATTCCTGTAAATTTTCAATTTTGTAACGACCCGGATTTTTTAGCTGTAAATGTGCTTGATGATAGCACCAAAAAGCAACTAATTACTATTTTAAACAACACTGAAATTGACCTACGTAATGAAATTATTTCAAATATACAGGCGCCGTGCCGAGAAACACAACGTCAGCAATGTGCTCATTATATAAAAGAGTTTGCCACTCGTAGAAATTTATCACTTGATATTTTTCCAACAAGTATGCTACAATGGTTAGATATAAAGGATTCGCATGTGGTATAGCCAAGTAATTGCTGATCTTAGCAACATTCCTGATTTCATAGCTCATTACGAAACAGAGCTAGAGGACGCCAAGCGTGATGTGCGTATTGGCGGCCTTGTTGAAAAAAATATCACAGCATTGCCTGGCATTACTGAACATCGTTTTAATCAACTACAAGAAATTGAAGCGGTATTGAATCATCTCAATATACAGTTACGAAAAATTCGTCGCAAACATTTTCAAAAGTACCTTGAAGGATATGCTAGAGCATTGACCAGTAGGGATGCAGAAAAGTATGTGGATGGCGAGGACGAAGTTATTGATTTTGAAACTATTATCAACGAAGTGGCACTATTACGCAACAGATATTTGGGCATATTAAAGGCCATGGAATCAAAGAATTTTATGTTGGGGCATATAGTTAGGCTCAGAGCCGCCGGAATGGAGGATATACAAGTATGACATTTGCACATCCTGAAGATAGTCACCGTCACAGCCTTGAAACTCTAAATCGATTATACGAGTACGACGATTTTATGGCCAGTATTAAAACTGTACTAGACCTTGGATGCGGTACAGGAGATGACCTTGAGTGGTGGGCCACAAGAACCACCAGAGATGAAGTTCCTCAGCCGTTGAACATACGTTGCACTGGAGTAGATCTAGCATCTGAGCTAACTCTAACCAAAAAATACAATACTGTTTTTTATCAATCTGGCAATTTTGAGGATACAATACCAGCACCCCCTGGGGGATTTGATATATTATGGTGCCATGATAGCTTTCAGTACGCACACGCACCTGTAAAGACATTAAGCAATTGGTGGCATCTAGCCAGCCCAGGAGCCATGTTGTATCTGGCCGTGCCAGCGACTCAACGAGTACATCGTAGTCAGTTAGATTATCATCTACCCTCGGGGTGCTATTATCACCACACTATGGTCAGTTTAATCTACCAGTTGGCCACTGCTGGATGGGATTGTGGCTCAGGATTTTTTAAACAAACACCTACAGATCCTTGGATTCATGTTGTGGTTTATAAAAGTACTCAGGGTCCGCAGGATCTAGCAACCGCTAACTGGCATGCATTATCAGAACTTGGACTATTGCCTGAATCAGCCATGAAAAGTATATATGCACACAATTATCTACGCCAACAGGATCTTGTTGTTCCTTGGATTGATCACAGCCTAATGAGTATGGCTGTAAAATAATCAAACTAGCAGAGTGGTCATTAACGGCGTATAAATATCCGTATGAAAACTATAGTGGTGGTCAGTGGCGGATTTGATCCTGTACATTCCGGACACATTAAACTAATTAAACAAGCACGATTGCTGGGTGACATGCTGATAGTGGGCATCAACAGCGATGAGTGGCTTGCTCGTAAAAAAGGTCGTGCCTTTATGCCTTGGCAAGAACGCCTGTGTTTATTAAATAATTTAAGCAGTGTAGATGAAGTTTATACCTTTGACGACGAAGATAGCACAGCTTGCCATTTGTTGCAACAAGTCCGGGCACACTATCCTGCAGATCGTATTATATTTGCCAATGGCGGTGACCGCACAAAGGAAAATATTCCAGAAATGGCAGTCGACGGTGTAGAATTTGTATTTGGCGTTGGCGGTGAAGATAAATCTAATAGTTCGAGTTGGATACTACAAGAATGGAAAGCACCTAAGACTCTACGTCCGTGGGGATATTATCGTGTGCTACACGAAGTGCCTGGAACAAAAGTTAAAGAACTTACAATTAATCCAGGCCACACACTTAGTATGCAACGTCATAGTAGCCGTGCAGAATATTGGCAAGTTTCAGAAGGTCGATGCGTAGTAGAAGGCGAAGGCCAGCGAGAAACCTCTTTAGAAACCCACGACAGCTATCACATACCCACAAATGAATGGCATCGCCTATATAATCCATTTGATCAACCTTGTCGCATTGTAGAGATACAATATGGTCCTAATTGCGTAGAAGAGGACATTGAACGAGCATGACGCCAATTCCAATTTTTATTGGCTACGACCCTAGAGAAGCTGTAGCATATCATACCTGCGTAAATTCAATTATTCGTCATGCCAGTCAACCTGTAGCCATTGTGCCTGTGGCATTGAATTTGTTTCAAGACTACGAAGAAACACACGGCGACAACAGCAATCATTTTGTTTACACCAGATTTCTAGTTCCGCACCTGATGAGTTACACTGGCTGGGCTATATTCATTGACGGCGACATGATTGTGCGAGATGATATTGTAAAACTTTGGGAACTACGCGAAGGATCAAAAGATGTCATGGTAGTCAAACATGATTACAAAACCAAAATGACGGAAAAATATCTTGGCAGTAAAAATGAAGACTATCCTAGAAAAAACTGGTCGAGTGTGATACTTTGGAATTGTAGTAATCACCCCAACAGAAAATTAACTCCAGATTTTGTACAACACAGCACAGGTGCATATTTGCATCGCTTCAGTTGGCTAGCAGATGAGCGGATTGGTGAGCTACCTAAAGAATGGAACTGGTTACCAGATGAGTACGGCCCTAACCCAGACGCTAAACTATTGCACTATACCCTAGGTACCCCGTGCTTTCATGAATTTGCTGATACACCACAAGCAGACGAGTGGCACAAAGAACGCA